ACTCTAACCAACCTGTTGGAATAACAGGATTTGCGAAGTCAGCGATCTGACCAGTAGTGCCTGTAATAGCACCGCTGGAAATCCAGGTTCCACTGCCCACACCATTAGCTTGATAGACAGTTCCTGATGCTGCCGTACCTATGCCTTTGGGCTCGTGTAAGTCAGCTCCTGTTAGTGTTGCGTGCGCGACGTTAGCTATGACAGCCTCCTGTGATAGGAAGCGGTGCCCCGTTGAGAGGCACCACTTCGCTAAGGTTAGTTAGTATTAAGCTTGAAGTACCTAATACGGAACTTGAGAGCGCCGCTGGTATAAGTACCACCGACAGCCGCAAGAGTAATGTAGCCAGGGACAGTGCTTGGGGTCGCAATGCCTGCACCTGTAGTATAGACGGTCTTCTTACCCGCTGGCGTATGGTCAGCCACAACGGAGGTCAACAGGAAGTAGCTGGCGCTAATAACCGTAGTACGATCTGTATTCATCAGACCAAGGTTAATAGACGTAGCTGCGCCTGGGACACCCGCAGTCTCAACATACACTTCAACTTCTTGAAGTCGCATGCCGAGAGGGTAAAACACCACATCACTTAGAATGACTGGTGTAACAGTTAGACCAGCAAGATCAGCGCGAAGTTCAATTTCACGCCAATCACCGTAAGTCTTATATTCGCCTCCGACAGTCGGTATTGCTTTCGTAGTACCGAACTTTCGATAGAGGCCGTCTGGATTAAACCATGTACCCATTTATGCCTCCTTTAGACGATTGCCGGATCGGTAACTACAATGACCATATTCTCAGGTCGGTATAGTTTGAAACCGTACTCGGCGATGGTTACATACTCTTCCTGCTGGAGATCTTTGTTGAACTCACTGAAGACAGTCGGCATCTGACGGAACCCACCCACGAATGGGCAAGTGTCACCAGGGGCCGCAGAGAAGAATAGATTACTGATGGGAGTAGTACCCGTAGTCGTATTCGCAGCAATACCTGTGAAGCCTGGCTGAGAGATCGTCTCGGCGACGGCTGCTTGTGGCAGGTAATTGGAGATATAAACGTCAAAGCCGTAGAGATTGAAACGAAACTTGAATCCCGTGACCATGCTCGACTGAATGACATCTTCCCACATCGGCATCGGAGACAATAGACTTGTCACAGATGCGTTTGTCTGGATTGAATACGCAACGGAAGGATCGACGACTGCCACGAGATTGACTAGAGGAACCTGTGCCTTCTGAAGGGCATAGAGAGCCTTAGCGAAATCTCGGAAAGCAAGCGTCTGGAGTCCTGCAGTACCGTTTAGAGTACCAGCAGCGTAAGCGCCGGTGCCAACCATACGATGGGCAGCACCATTGATTAGGTTTTGGTTGCCTAGAGTCTGACCGGCATCTCCTCGGGAGAAGATACGTGTCTCAACGGCTTCCATTAGTGCCCTATGCTGACGGGGTATAAACGCACTGATAACATCAGATGCGTAATAACTGTCTCGCTTGAATTTAGCCGAGATCGAGGCAGCGCTGTACTTATATTGATCGAACGAGAACACAAAGTTACCCGTATCCATCTTATTGTACTTAATTGCCTGACCTTCAGCGAAGTCGAGAGTCTCTGCTTCGCCGATGCTCGGAATATTCAGTGTAGTGCCGTCTGGGAAATCCGTCAAAACTCGGACAAACCTCATAGCATTGAGGTCATCTAATAGAAGTTCTTTGAGCTGGCGTGACCAGACGTTACTTCGAATTAGATGCTCATTGGTAGCGACTGTAAAACCAGAAGCCATGAGCTATTCCTTTAAGGTTAATCAGAGTGCATGAAAGTCACCGTCTTCAAATTTCTCTTTCAAAGCTATGGCGTCATGATGCATCTGAACTTGAGTTTTGGGATCATAGTAAGCTTTTGGATTTGCCTTCTTTAGTTCCTGATAATAAGACCAAGTACGTTCTTTTGGACCTTGCGGAGTAAAGCTACTGGTTCTATTATCAGAGGACTTTGGGGGAGCCTGGAAGTTATTCGGTTGAACTTGAGTATCCAGATCCAAGGTCTTGAATAAGACTGATGGATGCTGTCTAGCCAAGTTGTTAACGAAGTCTTCCGTTAATCCTAAGCCGTCTATTTGTTGTTTAAGAATGGATTGGTAGTTATTACCATACCGTTCCTGTAGTTTGGATCTAACCATATTGAAGTTCTGTTCTTGCTTCCGGGTCAATTCATGTTCTTGAATCTTGGAAGATACCAAACTTTCAATCTGTTTAGAATCCCATTGGGGCTGAATATTCTTCTCATCAGGCCTTGTGGTGTCAGCGGATGAGTCTTGGTGCTGTTGTTTTGATTCTAGTTGTCCGATCAATTCTTCCAGCTTCGCCCTTGCGACGTTCTCTTCTCGCATCTTTAGATAGTCTTGGCGGAGTTCGTCTCTTCCGCGCTCTAAAGTTTTGATGTAAGCGTCTGATTCTGCTTTTCCTCTCGCAAGCTCCTCCGGGGTTCGGAATTTCTTCCCTTCTCCAACGAGTTCTTGTAAGTAGTTCTTAGCAGGGTCTATTTGGTCATCTTGTGTACTATTAGGGTCTAATAGATTATCCGTCATTTTTAATATCTTTCTGTTGGTCCAGGTCTATTAATCTTCGTATCCAATTAAGAGCAGACAAATATCCGAAGAAGTATGCTGTCTTATATTGCCAGTTAGGAGTATCGAAGGACTTGTGGTCCTGTTCGGTATATTCGACTCCGTTCTTCTCTGCGTCTATCAAATCTTTGAGACGGTTTAGAACTCGTTTAGAGCCTAAAATGCTACCTTCAAATGATACCTTTTCTTCTGGGTCTTTAATATTTTGTGTCCATAGCGAATACATTTACGGTCCTTGTATCGGGGGTGGGGGTGTACCAGATCCAGGCATTACGTCGAAGTCCTCGCCGATGCCAGTGGCTGTAGTATTCTCAGCCATGACTTGCTGCTGGAGAGACTGGATTTGTTTCTGTGCATCAGCTTGCTCAGCCAATGCGATATAGGGAACAACTACTTCGTAGTCTTCCAAATTGAATATATCCTCTACGATCTTAGCCAGCTTAATGCCGGAGAAGTGAGGTTGTACTGTAGGCCACAATTGAGAACCAGTTAGATTGGTGAGGTTCTGTACTAGTTGGGCTTGCTCCGCAAAGTGACGTGCAGCAATTGGCTTAATTCGTCCAATTCCGGTGATGTCTTCGACTGTAAGACTCTGGAAGGACGCCGTCTTGAATTCGTCATCGAAAACTTTGATAACCGTGCTGCCAGTAAGGTTTCGTCTAGCCAGCTCCAACATTGCGTTGAGTAGAGGTTCGACCACCTGTTCCTCGAATTGTTTAATCTTATTTTGAAACACTCTCGCGGCAGCATTCTCAAGAGACTGGACTTCATATTTAGTTTTCTCACCAGGAGTGCGGAAGCCCATTGCTTCACGAGGAGCACCAGCCATCTCTTCCATCAGCTGTTCTAGCCGTTGGATTTGCATATCGGCTTGCATGATATTGACATCCGGCTGTACCAGATCAACGTCACCTTCTTCAGAGACAAAGATCTTCTCACCAGGTTGCCAGGTATAGTCTTCAACAAAGCCCTTAACCTTCTGAACAGGATAAGTGACTAGATCGAAGATATCTGCTTTCATGTTCTCGATATGGTCCATGCGATACTGCATACCGACCAGATTATCGAGAGGACCCATTCCCCAGAGATTGTCCTGCTTCCTACGCCAGGGGGCGTGGAAGATTGGAGGATAGCCGAAGTAACTGGGATTAGGTTTCTTACCTACTAGCTTGTGTCTATCGACAACAGTAATAACATGATTCTTAAAGAAGTCGTGATTGTTGGAGTCGTATAGATCACCATAGAAAGTTAAGACTTCTACTGTGTCAGACTGGAGATAAGCCCTAAAAGAAGTGAAACCATCAACACGATAAAGATTATCTCGCTGTATCCAATCACCTTGAAAGTTCTGTGCATGGGAACGAATATCCTTCAAATACTTGTATAGTACTTCGTACTCTTCACGATTCTCGTCGTTAGTCATCCTCTCAAGGATATCCTTGAGTTCACCTAGATTGACTAGGGACTTGATGATCTTGGGAGAAGTCCTGAAGTTCTCTGCTGTAGGATTCATGACTATGTCAAGGGGATTGACACGTCTTACAGCTGGTCCTATGAAACCTGTCTGAGTACGACCATCTGCAGTTTGTACTCGTTCGTCTACCCATTCAACAGTGGATATACAATTACCGAAATCTATGTAGTCTAGGACAATCTTCTCCATCTCTTCCTTGAAGGAAGGCTGGGTTATAATCCAGGACATATAATTAGTAATAGCATCTCTCTTCTTGGTGGAATTAGAATCCTTTTCGTTCGCTTCCCAGACTAACCATTTACGCTGAGGAAAAAGAGTAGCCATATAATTAGCGAACAGATTATCACGTATCTGACAGAGCTTGGGGACAGTAGTTTTGTTCTTCCATGGTAAGGTGGAATTAGTAGTTGAAGTAGTGTCCGTGGCGTACACATATCTACGTATCTCTTCCCAATCATTCTTCTTGATCTGGCGCAGGGTATCCCACTCAACCCACCTTTCAGTGATTCGAGTAGCCAATGCATCTGGTTGAAGAACATCAGATAGTTCTAGAACTTTAGAAGTCATTGGACTCCACCGAATTTACTATGATATTGAAATGCACCAGTGTTATCCTTTTGTATTTTGAATAGATCAATAGGAGCTATAGCGAAATCTATAGCTGAGGCCAGGGCGTCTTTGATGTCGTCATGAGCTGGGTTAGTGAAGATAAGTTCTTCTTCTAGAGCTTGACAATTACCTCCTAGGTAATGCCAGATCTGATGGTTGGCATATCTGGGTTCTAGGGTAGACATAATCCGTTCTAACTTAGAACCTTGCCAACGTGAAGGCCTGTATTCTTCAACTGTAAGAGAAAGCCCTAGAGGTCTAATATAAGTTTCTTTTAAGTCTCTTACTATAACCTGCTGAGCTACGCTTACTTCTGCTCTTATTTTTCTGAAGCCCCACTTTTCGTAGCACTTTAAGATTCTTTGGAAGTAGTCCGAGATCTTGTCCGTTTTGAAGCGGTCGATTTCGAGGACGTAGTAGTTGTTGGCTCCGTCAACTCCGACGATGACGATCGAGGTGTAGTCCGACTTCTTGCCGGTGGAATACGCGAAATCGACGGCGGCAACGACATTGAGTCGTGCGCCTTTGAAGTGCCATTTTCCGTCTCTGCGTGATAGGAAGTTTTGGTCGTAGTATTGGAAGAGGTCTCGCTTGATGGGGGACGAGTCGATGTCGTGCGGATCGTTATAATATTGGGCCCTGAAGTGTACCTTGTTAAGGTATTGTGCTCTCTTTTTACCCAGGACTTCGATGTCGAATCCGAACCATTTGCCGTCGGAGCGTTGCTGCCGAGGCCAGAGAAATTGTCCTGTCCCATCACCAATTGATTCCACTTGTCTCTCAAAGACTTCAAATAAGGGTGTTGCATTTCGAACGTTACCCAGTTCATCGTATTCTTCAACCTCCATTTCAATTAAGTTAGAATATAGATCTTTGGGGTGGTACCTTGTACCTACAACCCATTCACGTGAATTGACCGTCTCCACCGATGACAAGAGTGAGTATTGGTCGATGACCTTGTTACGTCCCTCTTCGAGATAAGCGTTGGAGGATACGACAACGTCGTCAAGTACCGCGATATCGCAATGCATGCCAACGATATTGGAAGTGAGACCAGCAGTAAATATGGTAGGGTCACGAACAGACTCCGCTTTGCGGCGGGGGTCATCAACAGAGATTTCTCGCTCTGTCCACTTCTCCCTTTTCATTTCCTCCTTCTCAACCATATCAGGCCAGAATAGTCGGTATGTGTCAGAGGTTAGTATGTCTTTAATGAACTTGAGCTGCTTGACAGCTAGGTTCGATGTACTGGATATAAATAGAACTCTAAGGGTGGGGTCTTTGGTTATCTCCCAGACCACACGGTACGCTACTAGAGCGCTCTTCATGTGATCCCGTGGTAACAATAAAAGCTGGTGAGGATGCGCGCTTTGGCGGGTCCACCAGCTTATAATCTCTCGGTGTACATTCCCGAGCAAACGCTTGGGGTGTACTAATGCTATGAATGCTTCTAAGCTAGATTCTGCTTCATCTTTGCGTAACTGCCTTTCGTCCGAGAGTTTAGCTAGTTTAATTACTTTCTTCTTCATCTAATGAATTTCAATACAAATGACGCTATGCCTACTAGACCGAACAGTAAACCGACAACACCGCCGACAACATACCAGACGTTACTCATGCCTGCCATTTGCCCTTGGAAATTTACAATCTGCTTTTCAATCGCAGACAGTCTAAAATCTACTTGATCTTTGTCTGCGAAGTTAGCGGTCTGATCTTTCATTGCTGCTCTGAACTCATTGACTGAGTCAAAGCGTTTCTCTGCGGCGGTCTCTGCCTTGGAGACTGCTTTCTCCGCAGCGGCCATAGCCGCGGAGATAGCTTTTTCTGATGCGGACAACGCAGCGTCTATCGCTTGTTTTGAAAGCGCGAAACGCTCTTGGGTCCTGATCTCTACATCATCAATCTTTTCATTGAGATGTTTGGCCAGAGTATCAAGAGTCCATCCTTGAACACTTCGTCGTTCGCATGGTTCACTCATTATTACTTCTTAAACCAATCCTTCACCGGAGTGTCGGACTTAGGCTCAACCGGAACTGGTTGCTTAGCTACTACAGTTTTATCTGTCTTAACAGGAGCAACCTTGCCTGCCTTAACATCTCGATCCAACTTCTCCTTAGCATGCTTCTCAGCTTCGACTGCCTTCTTCTGGTCAATCTCTGCCTGGTCAGCGGGGGATACATCGGTTACTAGATGACGTGGGACAGACTCAGTAGAGCCATCCTCATACCTAACAGTCAACTGACGGCTAGGATGAGTCTCTGCAACAATAGTCACAAGACGACCAAGATAATACATGGGAGTCTCGTCTTCCATCTTACGAAGTTCGGCCTTCTTGTCCTGAATAGCCTTACGTTTTGCTTCAAGTTTCTCCATATTAGGCCACCGGAACTGGCTGCGGAGCAGGAGTATTGGCTACAATGGCTGCGGCGAGTTCATCGTCCTTCTGCTGTAGCTCGGTAGTAAGCGCCTGTAGCTTAACGGGATCGACGCCTGCTGCTTCGATGCGTCCGGCGATGCCGTTAATTAGTGCAACTGCACTGTCGAGTACATCGCTATTTGCTTTTACTCGTGCAGTCAGATCGTCAAATTCTTTAGACATGTGTTTTAACCTCTTTATGATTGTATCTAATTTCTTGTTGTAGTTGTGATCCAAATCTCGAAGAAACCTTTCGATCTCGTGAGGATGGAAAAAGTTGTGGTTCATTTACGTAACTTTCCTATAGTCTTACCGTTACGTTTCGTACTTGCGTGGATAGTAGGAAGAGCTTCGCCCTTTACGGGAGCCATTAGTAGCTTTCACCATGATGGTGAACACCTGGTTTAGAATAGAAGTTATCCTTAGAAGAGTAAGGACCGGAATAACACGCATCACAATCCTTAGGAAGAACTGTAGTCTTCAGACGAGCATGCGTAGTTGGTATAGTAGAATGAACAGGGGGCATGTCATTGTTTTCCTTTGTTAACTGTTATATTGATTATCCACTTGAACCAGCCTACTTGTCTCTTACCGTAAGCGGAATGACGATAACGATAGCTCTCCTCTTGATTGGAATCGTCCATATTAGTCTTAGCACAGATAGCTATGAATTGTTCAAGGTAAGTCATTTCTTTGTAAAGCCATTGGTGGCATAGTAAGCTACTACTTGTTTCTTAGACCACTTCCTACCGGAAGGAGATCTATATTTACCCTTATCCTTGCCTGATGTTATCTTGGTGAAGGGCATTTCTACTTGCTTCTTCTGTTTTCTTAGGATCGTATTTGTTCTTGTGTAGGTAAGCTACGAAGTTGTTGAGCTGTTCCATGTTCATCTGATCAATGTTATGTTCTACAATGTCTTTCATCATTTAACCTTACGATAAGAATACTTTTCTTTGATGTTGTTGTGGACGTAACTTCCAGGAGACCTACTGTGGGCTATCTTGTCGAACTTCTTTTCGGGGACATCACAATAGTTATATACCTTACCATCTTTGTATCTAATTGTTAAGACATCACCACAATGCATGATTCTGTCTATGTCTGAGGAATTGTTAATCTTCTCGTATCTATATTGTTTACCACCACCCTGGAAGATCTCTTCTACTGGTCCCTGTCCTCCACCTTCTACGGTAGGAGAGAAGAACTGAACTAATAGCCCGCTACCAAACATTGGAGCGAAGAGGAACTGATCGCTTAATCCTTGGCTGACACTAGCTGCACCAAAAATGTCAGGGTCACTGTAAAGACTAGGAGTAAGAGTATAACGACCCTTAACGACTGGTGTAAAGAAAGTATCTGGGTCAACGTATAGACTGGGCTTTGCATTACGACTTACCTTCGGTACGAAGAAGGTGTCTGCGTCAGTGTACAGACTAGGTGTTAGAGTGTAGCGGCCCTTAACAACAGGAGTGAAGAAAGTATCAAGGTCAGTATATAGATTTGGAAGGAGAGTCTGGCTTCCAGCTGGTTGTGTAACTGTAGGAGCGAAGAATGTGTCGGCATCTGCATATAAGCTAGGTTTTAAACCATGACTTACTTTCGGAGCGAAGAACGTATCCGAGTCCGTATAGAGCCCGGGGAAGATTTTCAAGTTTACTTGCGGTGCGAAGAATGTATCTACAGATTCGTCAAATAAACTTGGTAGTAAAAATTGTGTAGCGGGTGTCGATACTTGATCTGGGAAGATCCCCCCAGAGTCTGTGAATCGACCGACGTTAGTAAGACCGATCCGTCCTACTGTGCGGGCCATGTCAGTTCAGCGATCGCCAGCAATGCCAGAAGGGAACGATGGTCGGATTTACTGTGCACGTCACACTCAAGTTAAGAGTTTGAGCGATTGTCACGTCTACGTTGGTAGCAGCTGTATTAATAGCCACTGAATTCTGACTACTAGCCGTAGCAGTCACACCAGCGCTTTCCCACTTACCCGTGAAGACCACAGGAGTAGTTGCACCAGCGAGTCCAACCGGACCCCTACAAATTAGATAACCACGAAACAAGAAAGCCCCTGCCGCAGAACTTACTGCCATAGTTTGTGCTGGACTGGCTCCTAGAGAGACTGCATTTAGCAGGGCCGTTAGCGTCATTGTTCCTGCGTTGATGCTCTGATTCCCACCGACCGTTAGCTCATAGACCTTGCCAGGACGTATGTCGAAGGCAGGTATGGGACAGTAGGC